CGGCGGCGGCCTGCATATCGGAGCTCAAGCTGAGGTATTCAGCGCCCAGCCCTGCAATGATTTGCTGCTCTGTGGCGGTGCCCTCAATGATGGCCTTTTGGGCCTCTGTAAACTCAAAGCCCCGGTCTTTCATGGCGTCAAAAGAGCCGGACATGATTTTGCCCAGGTTGGTGGCATAGTCTACCATAGCGGATGCGTCCACCGCTTGCCCATTGGACATACCGGCGGCGTAGTTGGTGAGGGTGTCCATCATGGACAGAATGGCCTCAGTATCGGAGAAATAGGTGGCCAGCTCCGCCGCCCCTGCAATCATGGCCTCATCCCCGAACATCCCCCGGCCCTGGATGCCCGCCGCTTTTTGCACGATGGCGTCATAAGCGGTCAGGGCCTGGGAATTATCCGCCTGGACCACCAGCTCCGCCTCCAGGGTGTTGCCGGTGACCTCAGCGGCAAAGGTGTCATAATTGTCCAAAGCCCCGGCGGTGTTGAGGGTCAGGTCATTCTCCAGCTCATTGCCGCTCACCTCATTGGTCAGGGCCTCATAGCTGTCCATGGCTCCCATATTCTCCAGCACCGTGCGGAGCTGCACTTGGGCATTGATTTGGGTGTTGGCGGCGTCCATGGACGTTGTGGCAAGGTTCTTGATGGCGGACAGGCTCATATAAGCCCCCACCAGGGACACCACTTTTGTGACCATCCCGTCCATAGCGGAGGCCCCACGGTTGATGCTATCGTTTAGCCGTTCTTCCTCCTGAGCGGCCCGGCGGTAGTTGTCGGCCACATCATCCACCGTCCGGCTTGCGTCCGCAAGCTGGGCGGTGGTGGCCTCAATGTTGGCCACATCCACGGCGCTGCCGGAGGCACGCTGGACCATCTCAAAAGAGGACAGAGTGGTGTCCAGGGCGGACGTGATTTTTTTCAGCACCACGCTCATGCCGTCATTGAGGACCATTTGGGATTTGATAGTTGCCATTGGCTCACCACCTTTGAGAGAAAAGCCCCCGCCCGGCTGGACGGGGGCCCGGTATTATCGGCGGCGGCCCCGTTTGGCCGCCTTTGCTTTCAGCTCCGCCTCTTTTTTCTTTTCGCTTTCCGCACGGACCTCTATGGAGGCGATGACAAAGGCCCGCTCTTTGATGGGCAAGTCAAGGAATTTGGACGGCTCCCAGCCAAACTTTTGCAGACAGAAATGGGCAAAGTTGGCCTCCGGGTCACCGCCCAAAATCAGTTTTTTGCCTCATCCACCAAATCAGCATCATTCTTAAAGCCGTTGATGCGGAAAACCTCCGTAACATAATCGTCAAACTCACCGCCGATGAGCATAGCACCCACCAGGTCCTCCGGCTTGGTCACACCCCAGCTGTCCTGGAGGGCGGCGTCATTGAGGTCCGGGAACACGGTGCACGCCGCCGCCACCTTGGCCTGAAAGCCATAGGTGTTAAGCTGGGCGGTGAATTGGTTTTTCTTGCCCGGCACCGGCACCTGCCGGATGCACCCGGAGCGGATGCGGGCGTACTCATCGGCGGAGATGCAGCGGATTTCCCACTCCACCGGCTTGCCGTCCTCCCCCACAAAGCGGGGGGAGGGGGCAAAGCAGGCGTTTTTGATTTCCGCCACATTGGGGCGCATAAATGCGGACAGGCTCTTACTCATGATGTTTTTCCTCCTTGTAGTCATGCCGCCCTATCACATATAGGACGGGTTGGTGTATTTCTCAGGACGGCTAAAGCTATCGCAAAAGCCCTCAATGGACTGCTCGATGAAGTCACCCTCAGCGTTGAACATGGACAGCAGCACGTCCCCGTCCAGCACGCAATCATTATAGATTTTCGTGCTCCGGCCCACGCTGCTGGCCTGGTCATCGTTGGAGGTCTGGATGGTGAAAGTGGGCATCACGCCGGTGCGGATAAACTGCTCAATCACGTCATCGAAAATCTCCGTGCACTTGTAGATGGTCATGGAAAAGGCCAGGACCACCGTGTCAGCCTTGTGGCCGATGACGATATTGCCCAGCCGGGGGACCTCCTTGGTGTTGACCTGGGCCTTGCCCTCAAAGTCCTTGGCCATCAGCATGGAGTAGCGTCTGCCGTCAATCGTGACAAAGCACTCCGCACGGTGGGCGCTTACAGCGTCCTTGGCGTTCATCATAGCTCCGTCAGGCATTTATTTCTCCTCCTTTACTGGATAATCACGCTCATGTAGAGCTGGGCCATAGCGTTGATGATGTTGAGGCCATTGACGGTGACCAGCACGGCCTTTTTCTTGTCACCCTGCTCACAGCTCACGGTGTCCGGGTCAAAGTTCTCCACCGCCCGGATGTCCTCAAGCTGCTTGATGTAGTGGGTGATGTCACCCCACAGGGCGGACCGCCCGGAGGCATCATTGGGCACGGTGCCCAGGTAGCGCTCATTGAACAGCACCGCCACGTCATTGGCGATTTGGTCACACACCCGCATGGTCTGATTGCTCTGGAAAACCTCCCCCTTGGTATCGGAGAGGGTCAGCAGGGTGTTGATGTCCTCCAGGACACGGGTGAGGCCGTTGACGTTGTGGAACATGAATTTACCCGCCTTGAGGGCCGCCGTGAGCTCCGCCTGCTTATAGTCCGTGTTCAGGGTGAGCTCCCCGTCATACTTGGCATTGGTCAGGGACTTGTTGACGGCCACGCCAGCATGGGCCCCGGTGGCCCAGTAAACCACAGCGTGCTCCTCCACATCCATGGAGGGGTGGGTGGCGCTGTTCCACACGCCGATGACGCCCTCATAGTCCACCGTGGAGGGTTTCCACGCAATGAGTTGGAATTTTGCGCCCACCTCATCCCGGACCCGCTGGCAGTAGGCGGCGTAGAGCTTGACGATGATGGGGTCAGCCGCCGGGCAGCACATGGCGTTAAAGGCATAGGCCTCAATCTTGTCCAAAAATGCCTGGTGGCTGTCCCCGGTGATGTTCGCCACGTCCTCCCCGCCGGTCAGGGGTGCCCCCGCCGTAGCCTCCAGCGTGAGGTCTTTCTTGAAGTCCACATAGTCATTGCCGGTCAGATCCTCCGCCTTGGTCACCGTCTGGAGGTCCACCTGGATGCCATCCAGATAGGTGCCAACGTCAAAGGCATCCGGGTCATCCACGTTGACCGCAATGACGATGGAGAGGTCATTGCCCCGGACGCCGGGGTACTTGGCGGTGGCCAGCGCACAGGCCGCCTTTTTGGCTCCCAGCCCCAGCCGGTAGCAGTAGACGGTGGTGGCGTGTAGGAAAATCTCCCGCAGGGCCAGCATCTTGGGGTGGTCATAGGAGTAACCGAAAATGGCCTTGCTGTTTTTCTGAAATTCCCCGGAGGTAACAGCGAAAACCTCATTTTCCGGGCCCCAGCTCAGGACAAAGGGGGCCGCCGCATATCCACGGTCGGACAGTGTGGCGGAGGCCTTTGCAACGCTGGAAAAGTTGATATAGCTGCCCGGCAGGACCTTGTTCTGGACCAGCCAGGTGCCGCCTCCCAGTGCCATTATTTCACCGCTCCTTTCATGAATTTGTTGATGAGCGCATCCACCTCAGCCAAGGTGTAGGACTTGCCGCTCTCCAGCAGGACGCTCACCAGGTCCCGCCGGGCGGCGTAGCGCTGGGAGCTCATGACCTGCTCCCTGGTGTAAACGGCCTCCGGCGCAGTTCTGGCCGGAGCCGCCGCAGTTTCATTTTTTGCCATAGGGTCATCCCTCCTGTTCGATTTTTAGGGTTTCCATCATGATGTGCTCCTGGGGAACACGGACAAAATGGTCATAGGTGACAAGCACATGGAGCACCCCGCCGGTGATGGTCCACTCGCAGCTTGTAGCGTGCACCACATCCCCCTCCGGGGTGGTGATGCTCCCCAGGACCGCCGTGAGCCGGTCCGCCACGGCGTAGCACTCCGCATTGCCCCGCTTGGGGTAATAAATCACGTCCAGCGTGGGGCTCCGCCGGTAGCGGGACCCCACCTCCTGGGCGTGGCTGGCGGTGGGCATCGTGACATTGAAGTCACCAGGCTTGAGCCCCTGCTTGACCTCACCGCCGTGGACCTGAACGGGGGCAGGAAAAGCGGCGTGGACCGCAAGGCTCACGCCGTCAAAAATGCTGTTAAAACTGATTTCAGACACGGAACACCTCCCGCAAAAGCGCCTCCAGCTTTTTCTCAATGAGCGCCGGGGCCAGCGCCCTCAAGTCCTGCTCTGATATGGTGAGGAAATACTGCCCGGCCACCCATCCCTTGCCGCCGGGCGTGCGGTGGCCAAACTCCACATAGCTGGCATAATGGACGGGGTTGATGACTTCCACAAGGTAGCTGCCGCCCTGCTTTTTGATGGGCAGGGCTTGGGCATAGGCCTTGGCGTTGCTGTTCCCGCCACGGCTGGCGGCCTCCTGCTCCGTTCGGGCCGTCCAGCCCCGGCGCAGGGTGCCGCCTTTTTTGCCGCTGGGGGTCACCCGCTTGGTGTAGGTGTCCCCCTTTTTGTGGTGCTTACCGTCCCGCTTGACGGTCACGGTGACCTCCTTGGAGTAGTCCCCCACGGGGGTCCGGGGTATCACCAGGGCCAGCAGACGGGCCGCCAGCTCCTTGGACACGTCCCGGCAGAAATTCTCCAGGTCAGCGCTTTGGAGCCGGTCCAGGTTTTCCCGGAGCTTTTGGAGCTGCCTATAATCGCAGTTGCCCCATCTGGCCATTAGGCCCACCCCTCCCACAGCTCAAGCGGCACCTCCTGGTGGACGGTGTAGACCGCCGGGGTGCCGCTCCGCTCATAGTCACGGGTGACCTTGTTCTGTGTCACGGTGATTTTTGACCCCTCCGGGATGTCCACGGAGGGGTCAATGTAGAGCGTAACGGTTTGGACTGTCTTGGCGGCCTCCTCAGAGGGCTCCGTGGCGGTGACAGTCTTGTGGGAAATGCGGCAGGCCGCCCCCTCCACAAGCACCCGCTCAACGGGCTCCGTGCGGCCATTGGCCTCATTCAGCACACCCTCCCGCACGGTGACGGTGGCCTTGCCGGTCCAAAGGCGCTGGACCGCTGCCTTGTAGCGTTCAAGCGTCACCATTTCAACCTCCGAAAAGCCCCCAGGATTTTCTCCGATGGGTGGACCATGCCGTCCAGGGTGGCCAAAAAGCGCCCCTCCGGGCTGGAAACGCCGTCACTGGCCCCGGCAAAGGTGGCGGACACGTCCCCCTCCGTGATGCTCTTAACGGCGGTGGAAAAGTCCAGGCCCTCAATTTCCAGCCCCCCGGCGTTCAGCTTGTCTTGCAGGAATGAGCCCGCCACCATGTCCACCAGCGTGTAGATGAGGCCGTCCGGCACGTCCTTGTGGTGGATGCTGGCCAGGAGCGCCACCCGGCACTTGCTGGTCAGGTGGTCGATGGCGGGCTTGTCCTGTTCGGTGACCTGATACCCCAGCATGGCCAGCCGGGACACCACAGCCTCATACACGTCCACGGCTTACCCCTTGGACTTGATGCGGGCGATGGCGATGACCTTATCGTTGACGTAGGACCGCTCCGCCTCCGTAGCCTCGCCGGAGTGCACCAGGTCCCAGTTGGTCCCGTCCGCCAGCTCATCATCCGTGGGGGAGAGGCTGGCCTGCTTGGCCTTTTCGTAGGAGAGGCCAAAGGGGGCAAAGACCTTGCGCTGCCGGGTGTAAAGCGTATCCTGGCCGCCGTTGGTCTTGGGGTCACGGGCCATCTCATAGGGCACCTTGGCACCGATGTCCTCATAGTTGATGGTGCCCTCACCCAGCACATAGCTGGTGTAAACGGTGGAGCCGTCCTCCGCCTGCTCGGTGGGCATCCCGTCATCCACGATGACCAGCTTGCCGTTCCAGGTGTAGAGGGTCAGGTCACGGGTCACGCCCTCCTTGTCCGTGTACTTGAGGGCGGTGAGGAGGTTGAGGTTTTCCAGATTGGTGGACACAACGGAGTGCATGAAAATCATGGAAAACTTTTTCTTGTGGTCCCCGCAGGCCTGGGCGGTGGCACTGTTGAGGGTGGTGGCCTCCATGGGGCCGTCCACCTCATAGGTGTGCTTTTTCACAAACTCAGCGCCCTTGGTGCTGGTCATGGCGAACACGCCCCGGAGGATGGCCAGGAGGGTGTCCTGGTCAATGTCCTGCCAGTAATCCGCCACCTGCTTGGCCACGTTGTCCATGAAGTCCTGGCCGCCGGTGATGTCGTAGGAAAAATCCCGCTCCGTCCAGGCCTTGGCACGGCCCACCACCACAACGCCTTGCTCAAAGGTCTTGGTGCTGGTGGCGGTGATGTCGGTCTGGCCGTCATAGTTCACAGCGTCCCCATCCAGCAGGCCACGCATAGCCAGACGGGCATAGGCGGTGCCGTCCTGGGTGGTGAACACGGCCCGGATGTCCGGGTTGCCGGTCAGCACCCGGCTCTTGCGCATCTCATTGTGGCGGGTGCGGGGGATGCGGTCCGCTTTGTACTTAAAGGCCTGGGGATTGAAGCTCTTGGCGTCAAACTTGTTAGGCATAAATCAATCATCCTTTCTGTTATGTTTCGGCTTTCGCTTTGGGTGTCTTGCGGGTGGTCTTGGTCTTGGCCTTGGGGGCCTCTGTGACCGTCTGGGGGGCCTCCTGGGGCGTTTCAGCGGCGGGAGGGGTAGACGTACCCCCAGCGCCCTCAGCGCCGTCCTGGGCCGCCGCAGGGGGCTCCGTAGCCGCCAGATTGGCTCCCATGCTTTCCGTGATGCGGGCAAGGGCCTCCTTGGTGACCGCCTCCGCCAGCTTATCCAGCTTGAGGCGGGCCATGACCTCCTGGGTGACGGCCTCCGCCAGCTCATCCACATTGACGCCGCCGGTGGAGGGGGTGGGCACGTTTTCGGCCATGTACTGCACAATGGCCTCCTGGGTCCGGGGCAGCTCCGCCACCGGCGTGCCGGTCAGGCGGCAGGCCAGGTTGCGCAGGGCCGCCTCAAAGGAGATGGCCTTGATGGGCTTTACAATCTTTTCCATGCTTTCTCACCTCACTCATCCAGCTTGGC